CAGAGATCAATTTAGCTCAGTGGATAGTTTACCACTTTTCCTTCTTCCTGAAGGTTAGATTCTTGCGTGGCGCGTGCGCCGTTTGGGCACCGGATGGCGCCCAGGTGTCCGAGAAGACCGGACTCTCGTTGTCTCTTCTGATAGTCTGTGAGGACACTAGAACTTATCAGGGTGCGCACAAGTCTGACTTATGCCCATTCCTTCTCCCCCATCTCAGTAACAGTCCACAACCACCTGGAGACCCTCTCTTATTTCCTTGGTATCAGAGCTATCAGTGGAATTTAGGTCCCGAAATCCAAAACATTCTTGATGAAAAACCTCTCTCTCTCAGGTTGACGCCAAAGAACTCGGGCCATGTTTGCCCAGAAATTTCGATCCTTCGCTTCCGCTTTCAAGGTCCTCTATTAGGTTTTCGAGACGTCCTCGGCGAGCTTGATATTGTACCCCAGTGTTTCGTAAAATCCTGGGAGACTTGTGATGTTATGAATGGTGTTCTAACTAATCGGCATGATCTTGCATCCCCAGTCCAATTCCATCATCTAGGTTAGGGCTGGGTGACAAATCACACTGGATAAATCAGTTGTTTGACGTATGATTGTCTCACACACCATCAAATCACCTACTGTCAGACCGTACATATCAGCGACCTACTGGTACAAAGTGAGGTCTTCGCTCTAGCCGGTGTTGTCGGTGAGTATTCTGTACTGGAACGTGGGGTCATACACCTTAAACGTCCTCTGTTTGCCGTATTTTTCTCGGGCTAATTCCAGTTGTTTCTCAAACCAAATTCCTAAAACTGGTATGCCTTTATAAACCTTTGACATAGCGTCGAGCAATGCTATGTGAGATACAGCAATTTAACATGGATTATTTTTAGAGGTTGTATACCCACTTTTGAGAAGTGCGCGGCCTAGCTTTGGAACGAATATGTGCCGGTTTTCTTGGGGAAAGAACCAACCGGAGCAGAAGGACGCTTTGCTTAGGTCTTGAGGGAGGTGAAAGACGTTATCTGGTTGTACACCCAACAGGACCAGACTTTTCAACCTTTTCTTGACCTTCTCCACGAACCCCTCGGGTCCACTCACGAAGGTAAGATTGTCATCTCCTACAGCAATCATACGCCACTTTAGTCCTCGAAAAGCGTAAGCATGAAGAAGCGAGTTGATAATTGTGTTACCAAGACTGGTGTTGTTGTCACCAGATTTGCGCATCCCAGGTCGCTCATAAGTCACCCTATTCCCTTTGTGGTCGTCCCATACTCCCCTGGAGTAGAGTTGCGTCTTCAATAGATCCACAATTTGACGGAAGTTTATATTTTGCTCGTAAACAGAAAGTTCTGATTCCAATAGATGGACGCCAAGGGTGGCGTCATAACGGGAGAAATCGGTCTCCACAACTATAAAATCTGCCGAACCAAACAGCTTGAGGCTGTCTGTGAACCAATCCCCCATTTGTTGGCCGGTCATGCCCATAGAATAAGTGAGGTCAAATCCTCCATCATAACTACCGTTAAATCTGGCCCCAAAAGCCTTGGAAAGGGCTTTTATATGAGGTCCTGTGAGTGCGGTGTATATGTGGTTC